CTACTAATGTGCAAGATTTCAAAGCAGGCAAGTTCTCTAACTGCCCACTTTCCATGTTGCGCAGAGTAGACGTTCATGTCGAAGTTTCTGTCAAACCTGAATTCCGCGTTGACGGAACCAATTTCTTGGACCAAGGAAAAGTCTTAGAATTCCTCGAGACCAAAGAAGGTTCAGAGAAACTTTATTCCGATATTTGGGAGTTTCGTGTAGCCAGAGCAGTTGATACGGACCCAAGGCGCCCTGAAGACAATAACGTTAGTCTCATTAACCTCGTGTGCGGGACTCAATATCCTTTCAATGCATCTGTAAGTGAACGTGGAGTGTCTATTGATGTAAATCAACTCACCAAGTTGTGCATCAAACTATCGCACGTGCATTTCCGCAACCAGAAGACCACTGTTCGCAACGCCAACCAGCTTCATAAGATGGTTGATATTTGCCAAGAGTGCAACTATCCTATGCATTGTTGTGAGTGCATCCAAGTCCAAGCCGGAATGACTCAAGAAAATTTAGAAGAAAGAATTTCTTATTATCAGAATTGCCAGAATTATTATTGCTATAGATTGTTTTCCCGCTTCTTTCTTGGTTTACCTTCAACGCGCGTATTGGCTTTTCTTGCATGTTCTAAATATTGGAAAGAATTTGTCATTCGCAATTTGGCAGCTTACTCGTTCCTCATTGCGTTGTTCTATTTTGCTTTCCCTTTGTGCTGGAAGTTTATCTTTCTATTTATTGTCGTCCATAGTGTCCATGATTCATATCAAATGTTGAAAGAGTATGATTTATGCTGCTTGCACGCTTCGCTAAAACCTCATTTCTTTCGGAACTTGACTAATAGGGTCAGAGATACGAATTTGGTTTGGCTATTGGGAGGCGGTGCTTCAGCCATCTTAATAGTAGGAGCTTTTCGCTCTCTCATTAGGGCTTATAAGTATGCTATTCACTCAGGTTTTTCACCTAAAACGGAAAGCGAATTGATGGGCAAGTTGTCGGTTCCCAACCAATGGGATCGCACTGTAGTCACTCCCCTTCCCGCTACGAAATGCGCTTTGTCCACCACTACCGAACGCAGCATCGCTAAGATTTCGAAAAATGTCGTTTATGTGAGATATATCGTAGGGGATGAACCAATTACCACAACCAATGGTTTTTTCATCAGCAGCAATGTTTTGCTCCTGCCCTTCCATAACATACCAAAGTGCGATTTTTCACTTGAGGTTATTCGTGGGCCTATGGTTTCCCCCCATAATTCTTTCACTTCGAAGGTTTCCGCTGACCATATTTATGAATTTGAAAACAAGGATTTTAGCCTTGTATACATTTCTAACGGAGGCGATTGGGCTGATATGACGCCATATTTTCCTTTGGATATTCCTAGGAATTGCGGTTTCGTTATGCCTTATCGCTCTAGGGATGGGTCGATTTCCACTTTTAAAGGTAAGACTGCCAATAATGAAGTGTTTAACGGATTTCGCAAATTCCAGGGGAGTTACTATAAGTTGGATAAGCCTACCTTTAACGGGTTGTGTATGGCGCCGTTGATTAGTGATTCAGTTGCAAATATTGTCTTGGGGTTCCACTTAGGTGGAGCTACCGGCACTAGTCGCGGATGTTCCGGGCTCTTGACGAACGAGGACATATCCCATGCTCTCGTGCATTTAAAGTCAATAGTCAATATTCCCATTGCTACCGGTGAAGGCACCATGCCACCGTCTAAGTATGGAGCCACAATTTTCGAAAGTACTTCTATA